GCCCTACTTAGTGGAACCTTGGATGTTTCCGGAGAATTGGTTTGGCAAAAATCTGTAGATGTTTCAGGGCACGCCGAAACATATACGAATGATGTTAGCGGATTTCTTCAGTCGGAAATAGAGACTGCTTCAGGCAACTTCTCTGCTGCTAGTGGTGAATTTTTAAAGTCTGGTAGCTTTATGCATACTGGCTCAGGAGATTTTTCTATTGCAGCGCCTACGGGTGCTTTAGCTTATTCATCTGGGTATAACGATAGCGCCCAAGGACTTTTTGTTGCAACAGGAGACACTACCTACAAGGCTAACTGGATGAAGCTTGCTAGCTATCCTGAAATGACTGGATTTGTATCAGCCTCTAGTGGGGATATAAAGACTAGCCTTGTAGCTACAGGCTCAAACTTAAAAGCTTCTATAGCAAACCTACAATCAGATTCTTCTACGGTTTTTTCCGCTAGAAAGACTTTCAGTTCAGGTATCAAGACAGAAAGTATTTCCTTAGGCACGAATGGCGTTACGCTCAGGACTAACTCTAATAAGTCTGTAACTTTTGATGATACCAATGGAGCCTTGCTGACATTATCTCCGGGATACGGGGCTGATGCTCCGGTATTTTCTGTTACCGATAAAGCAGGTTTACCTTTAATGGATATATTCGACGACGACAGAATAAACCTTGGGCCTTACGGGAAGAACCCCTTAAACTTAAGTGGAGATAAGGTTTGTTTGGGGAACTATAAATCTTATTTTAGTGGCTCTAATATCCATTTAAGCGGAGACCTTACGGTTAATGACATTATGACAATTAGCGGTGTAGGTGGGGGTTATATGATTTTAAACGGATTGCCGAATTACCCTAATACTGGTGGTTTATCGGATGGAACACTTTTCGTAAGCGGAGGTACCGCAGGAAAAGGTAGGTACCTAATGGTGATATAAAAAAAATGACAAAGAAAAATAACAGCAAAGAAGAGGTTCAGCCAATGATGACAAGCTTCGCTTCGTCTCCGTATACGACTACGAATGAGTCCAGTAGAACAAGGAGGAATGTAGGTGGTCAAATAGAGAGGACGAACAAGTTTGAGAATATTGACCAAGGACTAATACCTTTCAAGTATTCAAAGGGAACAAACAACAAAAGCTCCCTTAACGTAAAAGACGCCGTTGTTCTTTGTCAGAAGGCTTACTATAATTTTTCTGTGTTCAGAAATATTATAGATTTGATGACTGAGTTCTCTGCTACAAGGATATATTTCACTGGAGGGAGCAAGAAGTCTAGAAACTTTTTAGAAGCCTTGTTCAGGAAAGTCGACATGCAAAGTTTCCTAGATAGATTCTTCAGAGAATACTATCGTTCTGGGAACGTGTTTGTTCATAGATTCGATACAAAAATACAGCCGGAAGATTTTAAGAAAATAACCCAAACGTACGGAGGTTCTAAATTATTGGCAGAAAGTGATGAGGCAACTCTACCTTCGAGATACATTGTTTTAAATCCTGCGGACATTCAAATGGGGGGCAACATATCCTTCTCTTCTGGAACGTATTATAAGGTACTAAGTGACTACGAGTTAGAGAGACTAAAGAACCCCAAAACAGAAGAAGATCAAGAGGTATACGATTCACTTGACGAGGAAACAAAAAAAGCCCTCAAGCAGAGGAACATCGGAATGATCAGTATAAAGTTAGACCAAGAAAAAGTCATCCCAGTTTTCTATAAAAAACAAGATTACGAACCCTTCTCTGTCCCTATGGGCTTCCCTGTTCTAGAAGATATTAATTGGAAAGCGGAGATGAAAAAAATGGATATGGCCATTACGCGAACCACAAATCAAGCCATACTATTAATCACGATGGGCTCGGAGCTAAAAGATGGTAGCCTGAACGTAAACCAGAGAAGTATAGAGACTATGCAGAAACTTTTTGAAAATCAATCAGTTGGAAAGGTTTTAGTATCCGATTATACGACTACAGCAAAATTTGTTATACCGGATATAGCTAGCATCCTTGATCCTAAAAAATATCAAGTGGTTAATCAGGATATACAAATGGGCTTGAATAATATTTTGATAGGGGAAGAGAAATTTGCAAATACAAGTATTAAGGTGCAAGTTTTTATAGAAAGATTAAAGCAGGGCAGGGATGCTTTCATAAACCAATTTTTGGGTCCGGAGATAAAAAGAGTTTGTAAATCTTTAGGATTCAAGAATTATCCAGAGCCCCATTTCCAAGAAATAGAACTTAAAGACAAGACGACTTGGAACAGGGTCGTGGCTCAGTTACTTCAATACGGAGTCCTAACTGCTGACGAAGGCTTGGAAGCTATCGAGACCGGTAGGTTGCCGGAACCAGAGGAATCCATAGAGTCTCAAAAGAAATTTAAAGAACTGAGAGATGAAGGCTACTACAACCCGCTTATAGGTGGAAACGAAAAGGAAGAAGAGGGCAGACCGGCGGGAAGTACAGCCCCCCAAACAACTAAAAAAGTTTCCCCGGTAGGAGAGAATACAACAGGCAGCGAAAAGTTTAGTGTAGAAAAAATTAAGGAGAATTTGCTATTGGCTCAAAAGCTGGAATCTGAAGTTCAGGAACAGTTAAAGGTAAAATACGATAACAAAAGGGTAACCAATAAAATCAGAAATATTTCAGATGATATTTGTCGAGTGGTGATAGCTAATGAGTCACCAGAAAAATGGTTAGAAAAAGTAGGAGATTATATTGTTAATCCGATCGACACTGACCATAACAAAGTCAAGGAGATTCAAGCAATAGCATATGAACACCAATTAGATGACTATTTGGCAAGCATTTTATATGCTAGTAAAATTTAAGAAATATGAGTGAAAATACAGATAACATACAGGATGTGAGCCAGTACATGGGTGCGGACACGGTAGACGTAATGATTCCTGATATACCCCTTCCCCCGGAGCCCGAGAAAAAGGAGGAAGAAGTAGAGGATAAAGTTGATGGAGCCTTCAAGTTTGCTTTTGTGGGAGCCGGTCAAGGTGGATCGAGAATAGCTGAGACTTTCCATAAGCTAGGCTACAGGAAAGTTGGTATTATTAATACAGCCCAACAGGACTTAAACACAGTAAACGTAGAGAACAAGCTCTGTATAGGCTCCGGTGGAGCAGGGAAAGACAGAGCAGTTGCTGCAAAATGTTTCGAAGAAAGAGCAGACGATATCTTAGACTTTATGCGTCGTTCCTTTGGCGAAGATGTAGATAGGATTTTTGTTTGCGCTGGTGCAGGCGGCGGTTCTGGTGCAGGCACATTAAAGCCTTTAGTCAGTTCAGCAAGAGAACTGACTCTGCAGTCAGACAGTAAGAAGGTAGGGGTTATTCTAGCTCTGCCAAAATATTCAGAAGGCAAGAGAGTTAACGCCAACGCTTATGAAACCTTAAAAGAGGCGAGCGAGCTAGTGGAGAGTGGTGTAGTCTCTCCTTTGGTAATTATAGACAACGAGAAAACAAGTAAGATATATTCAAATGTTTCTGTAGCCAATTTTTGGCAGACGGCTAATATGAGTATGGCTGGAGTTTTTCATTTATTTAATATGACAGCTTCGAGAGATAGCTCTTATTCCTCTTTTGATTCTAGCGATTACAAAAGCGTTCTTGACTCTGGTATAGTAATATTTGGAGCTACTCCGGTACCCGAATGGAAAGACCCGGTCAGTATATCTAGAGCAGTAAGAGGCATAGCTCAAAGTGGTAGCATGTCAGGAGGCATAGATATTTCTACTGCCGACACAGCAGGGGCCATTCTAATTGGTGGAAAAGAGGTTCTGGATAATGTTCCTCAATCTAATCTGGATCAAGCATTTGACCAGTTGACTAGGATATTAAAGTCGGGCAGCGTCGTACATAGGGGTATCTATAGTGGAGATAAAGACAACCTGACGGTATTCACAATCATTGGCGGAATAAGCGCCCCAGAGGAAAAATTAGAAGAGCTTAAGAAATTAGGGGACGTGAAATAAAAAATTTCCAAAACTAAGGAAAACAATGTAATTCAAGATATAAATAAGAGGAGAAAATAAATTATGCCAAATCATGCATCAACAGCACACATGTTCAACTTAAACACTGACGGGAGCAAGCTTACCTATTTGACCAGTGGAACAAAACCGGGGAAAATTAAATTTATAGACAAGGACGCGGTCCTAGCAACAGACGGTGACAAGGTAGTCAAGTCTGCTGCTCAAATAGCTGCAGCTGGTAAAGGCGGAAATATTACTGGCATCGTTTTCCCTATTGGGGGCACGAACATGGCGATTGAGAAGGATATTGTCCATGGGTGGGGCACGGATAAATGGGATCCCAATACCCAGAATGTGATAGGGGATCCCGGGGAAAGAAACTACCAACTGACTAGTGGAGATTTCTTTTATTCTAACGGAGTCGAAAAACACGGCGGTGCGCAAAAGTTGGTTCTAGGTGTGCTAGATGCGGCTTATGTGGCCTATAATTCAGGGGTATCACAAGGAAAAGGGCTGTCAAGTATGACTGTTACAAGAGGAGATTTGACCTTGAACTCCTCTACTGTTACTGGAATTTCTGGAGTTGTAAATACCTACTCAAGAAACTATTCAGTTAACTTTCAGTACAAACAATCAGGGATGATTGAGAATCCTGCCACAAGCACAACAGCTTACCCGGAGGTTTTTAACGATTTAACGGATGAGGATGGCGACGGTCCATTCTAAACTTGGACTGATTTTATTATTATTTTGGAAACCCCTCAAGATTACCTTGGGGGTTTTTCATTTTTTTTATAAGTTTTTTAAAAAAAGGTGTATAAATACTTAGCGCA